AGCAGGAGTGACCCCGGTGTAAGGTCGTTTACGGGCGTGTCCCATAGGTCACCCCCCTTAGTCGTTGACTACGCCATCATCAACAAACGTGTAGTGAACGTAGATGTCAATTGTGCCGCCAGTAGCATTCGTGCCGCCACCGTCGCTCACAGTCACCTCAGCAGCTTCCGTCATGGCAGCGCCAAGGTTTGCACCAGCTTCAGTTGCACCAAGCACCGTGCTTGAGTTGCCATCAGCAGCCACACCATTGACGAGTCCATCGTCAACCGGCGTGTCAAGCTCAAGGCCGACATCGAGCAAAGGCGTTGTGCCGCCAGTGCCACCACCTACTACATCCACTTTCAGTGGAACAGCCCCGATCGGCATGAACTTGCCAGTCAGAATTCCTGCTGCTGCGAGTGTTGCGTCAACACCAGTAATTGCCAGTACTACCGGCATTACCGCAGCTGTCGCTACTCGTTTGCTATCGCCATGGGCACGCCAGTACCCAGCCGTTGTGCTTCTCTTACCCATCTGTCTGTCTCCAGTCTCTTACGAGTCGTCAGGGGTGAGAGGGGGTCCGAAGACCCCCACTCAGGTTGCCGCTTATGCGCTGCCAGAGCTGCCGAAAGCGCCACGGTAGTCAGACCAACCGAACGAATAGCGTTCACGCGCCTTGTAGCGCATGTTGCCTGTCTCAAAGTCACCTTCGAGACCACGTTGGATGTTCTTCCTGACCATGTGCTTCAGGCCATCTGAGCAATCGGTGATGAGGAACCACGCACTCGGGTCCGTCAGACGGTGGTTCTTGTAAGCTCCACCGGGCACCTTGCCCATCTTCTTGATGGCATTGATGTCATTGTCAGCCGAACCCGGACGGTACGGAGACATGAGCAGACGCTCAGCCACGAACTCAAGGTCCGTAGGAATGATCATCTTCTGCACACGTACAGCGATCGGGATTGAGCGCTCGTCTACGAACTTACTGATCGCGATGCAGGCTTCCTCAAGGGAAGTCTCTGACAGATCAGCTTGTGTTCCAAACGTATTCGCTTGTGTCCCACCGCCATACAGCGGATGTGCGGTCGAGAACAGCTCCACAGCGTCACCACCGGGGAAGCCAGAGTCGAAGCCATTGTTCAGAATGGCCGCGCCCTTCACTTCTTTAGTGTGTTGCATCGAGCGTGCAAGTGCCTTCGAGTACTTGCTGCCAATGCTGCCGTAGAGGTTGTCTTCCTCAGCTTCTTCAGTGAGTGAAAATGCCAGAGCAATCGTCTCGTGGACGTACCGAGAAACGAACGCTTCGCCGCCTTGGTCGTAATGCACAGGAGCACCTTCGGCTTTCACCGGGGCACCTGCCAGACCAGCGAGCAATACGTCTTCCTCGTATGCTTTCTGACTACTCTCCACATTGAAGATCGGTCGCCATTCTTGCTCGTAGCGACGATACTCCAAACCGAAGACCGTGTTCAGCCCTTCCTGCAATTGTTTGCGGAAACGGGCGCGATTCATAATAGCCATTACTTAACTCCCGTTTAAGAAACTGTTCTCAAGGTGCCGACGTACTCGCCTTCAGCAATCTGAACGAACCAGCGTGAGTTGGCTGTTGCCAGATCACTTGCGCTAATACCGTCAGCTTGCGGCGCGGAGCCGATAACCTTGACTTGCAGAATTGTGACACCGATCGAAGAAGCCTGAATTTCCTCACCAGAGCGCCCAGTTACTGCGCTGCCAGCGTGAGTGGAAACCATGTCTGCAAACAGTCCTACGGACGTTGCAGCCAGAATTCCATCAGACTGTACTTCGTACACGATGTTTGGATCAGTGAAGACGTGTGCTACCGCGTCAACTGATCCAGCGGTTGCGGTGTCAGCAGCCCAATACGGTGACCACACTACATCGCCATTTGCAGCGGTGTAATGACATCCGGCAAAGACACCAATGATCTCAGCGCCTCCGTCAGCTGTGAGAGCTATGTCTCTGCCTGCCCGTGTTGCGGCCATCGACACCAAGTCACCAGTAAAAATACTGGTGTCGTACGCACTTGCAATGGTGAAACTATCGTCGTAACGAATAGTCCCGCCAGCAAAATGGCGTACCGGGGTGAACCCCGTAGGTTGGTCGAGATTTGCCATTGAACGTTACCTCATTCATCGTCAGCCACCCCTGAGGGTTGTACCCTGATGCCGGGATGGGTCACCGATGTTTTATGGTCCTTAATAATCGGATGACCGGCTATCTGGGTTGACTCAAGGTCGTGTTCAACGGAGCTGATCTGCTGGGCGGTCGCCCGTTCAATCGCTTTCTTCCGTCTCGCGAGGACTTCGGAGTCAATCTCCATCAAGATGAGATCATCCACCACAATCATCCCTTCAGTCTTGTCCGCGAACACGGCGTAAATGCGCCAGTCTTCTGACAGCGTGTCTGGTGACCGAGGTCTCCAGCCTTCACGCCATGCACGGTTCAAGTTTTTGGGATCGTCCGCACCGAACAATGACTTTCTGACCCAACGTTGGGTCATTCCATCCTGACATTCTGGGGCATCCAATGAACTTGGACGTACCCATCCTGCCGCTTCTATCTGGTGGGTGGCATCGTACTCCGACATCTCGTCCACACGAGACTCGTGTCCATGGTCTGTGCCATGGGTGGTAACAGCTGGCTTAGGTGCTACCTTCTTGCTAGTTTTCTTTTTTGCTGCTGGCATCATCTTACTCCCTTCTCAGCTTCGGCTTTGTTGCGTGCAAATTCTTTCAACACCTCTGGATCGTTGGTGTCCAAGTTGAATTGCCGCATCGTGTCGAAGTCCTCCGGTCCTAGCTCGACTTTGCTGCTGCTCGTACGCTGGCGACGTGTTTCATTTCCACCGACTGGTGCGACTACATTCTTACCGCGACGTGCGTCTTGGTCGTCCTTGTTATCGTCCGTGTCGGTATCATCACCGGCAGCGCCCAAATCCTCATACAGTCCGGGTTCCTTGTCCTTCAGTCGCCTGTCTAATTCCTTGAAGTAGTCTGGCGAATCAGGTCTGTAGCCGTCTGCATAAACCTCTTTGTCTATGCGATTAGCAAGGCGCGTCTGGCGATCGAATCCATTAGCGCCGTACCAATCTCCCCGGTCATCCATCCATTGAGTCGCAAGCGACTTGTCGGACCTATCACCGTCTGGGGAAAGTCTATCATCATATGGCTGTACATTACCATCAGGTGATAACTCGTCAAGGCGTGTCTCTGCCAGCACTTTGTCAGCTTTCAGATCAGAGAGCTGCGTCGTGAGACGCACCTGATCGTCGGTGTTACCGTCCTCAATTGCTCTCTTGAGGTCGGCCTGAGTTTGCGTGTAGGCAGAGTCAGCCTGTTCGACGGTACTTTTCAGTGATTGCTTGTCCCGCTCATAGGAGCCTTTCGCCAATTGCTTGGCTTGGCCTTCCCAGTACGTAGCCCGACGATCTGATTCGTCGGCTCGCTTCCGCTCCTTTGTCTTGGCGCGTTGTTCGCGCTTAATACGGGCCAGCACCTTCTTCGAGTACTCGTCATCCTCACCGTCACTACTTGCGCCATCATCATCGTCATCCTGACCATCGGCATCTGCGGATCGTAGGTTGTCAATTTTGAGGTCGTCGTCATTGCCAGCAGCAGCGTCTGCCGCTTGTTCAGCGGGAGTGCGCGTGATGCCGTCGTCTTTCGTGTCAGCGTCCAAATCTATTGTAACCGGCTCATCCTCGTTGGTCCCGTGAAGGTCCTCGAAGACAATTTCATGTTCCTGTGGCATGTCTTGCCCCTGTTATAGATAGGCCCGGAAACTTGCCGGGTCTTTCACAATCCCCATGATGCCGTCGTCGTTCATCATGAGATACTTGACACCTGTCTTGGTCATGATCGTCTGTCCACCATAGGTGCCGTACATGATCCAGTCGCCAACCTTCGGCTTCGGGTTCATCTCGGCCAGCTTGATGCCAGAGCGAGTGACAGCCTTGTAGCACTGGTCACCCATGGCAACGACCTGCCCTACGTACGTCAGCAAGTTCTCTGACTCCAGCGCCTCTTCGGGCACCTCGATCTGAGACTCACCCCACGTCTTCGACGCTTCGTACGGTCGGATCAGGATGCGCCAGCCGATCGGCATGACAGGCAGCTCGATTTCAATGTCGGGCCTCCTTCCTATTGCTACCTCTGTCATGACTGATCTCCAGTCATTTCAGGAAGGTCAGCATCACGCTCAGCGTCTTCCATCTGGGTGAGCATGTCCTTCATCAAGCCAATGGCGAGGTCCATACCTTCAGCCTGCCCAACCTGACGGTGATACGTCTCCATGTTCGGCACCTGCCCCTTCTGCAACTTGATCGCCATGTTGCCCTTCTGCTGACCAACGACTGACTCAGCGTTACGTACGAACTGTCTTAGTGTCATCATCTAACTTTCTCCTTGCTACTCCTGCCAGTTTATCGAGCAGTGTTTGATAGTTTGCGCCGGTTTCCATTGCGGAACGGGCGAATTGTCGAGGGGATACACCGCGAACGCCCCGCTTACGCAGGAACTCGCGTGCTGCACGCACTTCTTTCGGTTTAACTTGTGCCACTCGGTCGTGCCTTTTTCTGTTGTGCAGCTTTTGCCGCTGCCAGCTTGTCATCTCGTTTGATCTTGGCTTCGTTGGCTCTTGCATCGCGTTGCTCCTTACGCTGTGCCATGAAGTCGTCGCGCTGCTCCTTGTTCATCGCCGCCATCTCCTGACGCTCGATGTCGGCCATCGTTGCCTCGTCCTTGCGCTCCTGATCGCGCATGTGTGCGTCGTCCTTGCGGCGCTCTTCAGCCTCGAAGCCCTCTTCGGTTTCGTCTATGGACATGCTTGGGTCCATGATCTCGATCTGCGGCACCTGCGCTGCACCCTGCGCCAGCTGCATCTCCATCTGCGGATCAAGCGGCTGCTCTGGTGAGAACGATCCCGGTGGTGGGAGTTGTCCA